CTACTACAAGCTCAAGTGGCCGAAGTTATAGCTTAGGAGGATAAAATGTTTAGTTTTGCCAACTTAATGAAAAACCTCGTTCAAACAAAACTTGCCGACCAGGTAGGAGGCTTAGCGGATGGTGTCGATATGGGTAAATCGTTGTTAGACGATCCCTCTCAAATCGGTGGGATGATAAAAGACAAGGTAATGGATCATTCTATTGTTGCTGCTGGAACCATGTCTCCCGAAGAATACGAAGAGTATATGCGCAATCAAATTCTAATGGGTCAGGCTCAAAGTCCGGGCATGGCAATGCCTGATTTGCCGCAAATGAACGCTCCATATAGCGCTGGAGGTTTTGTAAGCCAATCTCCGAATTACTTAAATTACGCGCAGCAATCATTGGGAGGGCCGTATGGCTGAAATGCCTTTTGACATAAACACGCTAAGCGAAGAGCAGCGAAGAATTTTACTGGGTCAGCTCCAAGCAGGGCAGGCACCTCAAGGCATCTCAGGGCCGCCGGCACCAGTTCTTCCTACAATCACTGATCAGAAAGATCGAAGTTTCCTCGGTAACATAATGCAAAGGAAACTCTTGAATCCGTTGCAAGTAAAATTAGGGCTAAGAGACTCACCCCAAGACGTTTTGCGACAGCAGCAATCGATATTAAATCAGTACGAGCTGCAAGGTATGCAGCAAGATCGGCAGCGAAATAATCAGGCTGTGGAATACATAAGAGGCTTAACGGAAGAGCAAGGCCAGCAGCTTGGTTTAAATGCAGCTCAATTAGCCTTAGCTAAAGCCAATCCAATGCAGGCCTATGACGATATTGTCAGCAGATCATTTGAAAGAGAAACCTTTAGCACAACGCCGCAATTTGGTGTTGATGCTACTGGTGGAAGAATCGCTTATCAGTTAAGTGATAGGGGTGGCGCAAAAGTATTAGATTACACGCCATCGCAAGAATACAGAACCATTGACGATGGGGAAAGCATTCAGGTTTATGATAAATATTCGGACAGATTAATACAGACAATTCCTAAGCAGATGACGCCTGAACAGCAAGAGCGGCTAATCATAGAAAAGAGAAAGGAAACTAAAGACGACAAAGAGAAATTGCAAGCAAGAACCAAAGCCCTCCGAACAGAGTTTACCAACCTCACTAAAACTGATCGTGAAATTGCAGTGGCCTTCCAGAAGGTTCAAAAGTCTGCTCAGAATCCGAGTGCAGCTAGTGATGTGGCGTTGATTTTCGCTTACATGAAACTGCTTGATCCTGGCTCTGTGGTAAGAGAGGGTGAGTTCGCGACAGCGCAAGATTCTGGAAGTGTACCTGACCGAGTTGTTGCTCAATACAATAGGGCTCTGACTGGTGAACGATTGCCTGAAGAAGTCAGACAAGATTTCTTGCGGTCCGCTGAATTAGTAATTGCGCCCTACAGAGAACAGTTCGAAGCGACCAAAATTAGATACTCCACGCTTGCTGAACAGCAAGGGTTGCAGCCTAGTCAAATCATAATAAACGATCCGTATTCTAACTTGCAGCAATATAATTTTGATGACGATTATTTAAGGCGTAATGGCTTGCGTGGTTCTAACGAGCGGAGGAAATAATAAAATGGAGACTGCATTAGAAATTTTGTTATCAGATATAGATCAACTTATCGCTAACGGAAAAAACCCAAGAGAAATCGAAGCCTATGCGTTAGATGAGTTTGGATATACGCCACAGAGATTAGAACGCGCTCTTACTATGATGGAAAAGAGCGGAGGAAAAATCACACCATCGTCTACTGCGTCAAATTTGATTAGAGGTCTTACGCTTGGCGCGTCCGATGCAATCGAAGCTGGCGCTCGCGCATTAGTCGGCCCAGAAAGTTATGAGCAAGAGCGTGCCGCGATCAGACTGGGGGAGCAGGAATACGCAGAGGATTACGGTGGTCGTAAATTGGCTCAAGAAGTTCTCGGCAGCGTTCCTACTAGCATAGCAGCTTCAATGCTTGTTCCTGGGGCGGGATCAGCGGTTGCTGGATCTCGTCTTGCTAACCTTGCAAAAGTGGCTCCAGTAGCAGCAGGAGAAGGCGCCGTCGCTGGATATTTTGGCGGGGACGCTGACCCGATTAGCGTTGAGGCTTTGCAAGATACAGCAATAGGTGGTGGGGCAGGCTTATTGTTCGCAGGAGCAGGGGAGATGATTGGCGGTCTCAAAGACGCTGCTAGTCCAGCTTTGATGAACTCTGCGCAAGAGCGAATTGTTGGCCAGGTTCTTAATAGGCAAGCAACAAATCCTGCGCAAGCAGCGGAAGCCTTAGCTCGCGGCGGGGAGCAGTTCGTTCCTGGTAGCGTGCCTACAACTGCGCAAGTAGCAAGAGACCCTGGTCTAGCAGCAGCAGAAACGACAGTGCGAGGCATGGACACAAGCAACAGGCTTGGCCAGCGCATTCTCGATCAGCAAACTGCGCGAGCAGATGAATTGCAAAGATTGGCAGGATCGGAAGATGACCTCGCTAGACTGGTGGATTACCGAAACGCACAAACGGGCGGCATGAGAGATACTGCTTTTGATGAAGGTGGAATGATTACTAACCCGCAGGATTTAATCGATTCATTCAACGCGCTTGCAAATCGTCCAGGTATTAAAGGGAAGAAGTCAGTTCGCACGCTGATAGAAAGATTTAGGGACGAAGTTGAGCTTCTTGCAAAAGACCCTGACAATCCAGAAGTATTGTTACCAATCGATCCGAGAGACATGTATGCAGTTCGCCAAGAGATGAGCGATATGCTGTACGGTAAACTGGGCAACGATGATAAAGCTGTTGCAAGGCTTTCAAGGCAACAGATTGGTGAATTACAAAGCATTATCGACGATGAAATTGAGGCGGTAGCGCCTGGTTTCCAAGATTATCTTGCGACCTATACAGCTAGAAGCAAGCCAGTTAATCGAATGGAAACAACGCAAGACCTCCAAAGAAGAGCGCAAGGGACAGCGGTCAACTTGCAAACTGGCGATCTAGTGTTGACCGCGCCAAAGTTTCGTAATGCACTAAACGCACGCAAAAAGGAAATCGCAAGACTGCCTTTGTCCAATAAGAAGAGAATCAACGCAATCATGCGAGATCTAGACAGATCAAGCGCTGCCACTGCCCCAGGCGTAAAAGTGCCTGGTAGCGATTCGTTCAAAAATTTATCTATGGCATCAGCTATTGGTAGGATTTTTGGAGATGGTCAGGCAGATGCATCAATTCCCAAGGGATTAATGAGTCCTTTTAGAGCTTTGTTTGCCCTTACCGGGTCTGACGAAAAAATGACTGAGCTGCTTGTGCAAGCTATGATGGACCCTGAGCTTTCTGCAAGGCTGATGAGTAGAGCAACAGAGCAGAACGCGAACACATTTGTTACCGCAGTAAAAAGAAGGTTGCCGACAGTTATATATGGAACTGCTGCTGCTCAGGTAGGACTGAACGTAGATTGATCGGTCAATAAAATACACCAAAATTACACCAATCGAGCTATGAGCCCAGTAAAAATGGGCTCTTTCGATTCCGGCCCCGGGCACCACGCCTTCTTACACTTACTTACACTTACCTACATAAAGCCCCATAAATAAAGGGTTTGCGAGCTTTACATTTGTCTTGTAAACCATTTAGATACACTTCTGTACACAATTTTACGTGTTTAATTACGCCAAATTACACCAAAAATTACGCCAGGGGTGAGCATGAAAGGGACGTATACGAAGCGAGGCAATCGACTGCGTGCGGAGATCATGGTGAATGGCCGCCGCAAATCAAAAACATTCGACACCAAGCGCCAAGCGCAGGCCTGGGTGGCGGAAATGGTCACAGCAGGCACCGGGGTCGCGATAGCAACGGGCACGCTTCGCGAGCTCTCCGAGCGATACAAAGGCGAGGTGAGCGAAACAAAGCGAGGAGCACATTGGGAAGTTATTCGTTTAGATATGTACGCGCGGGATTATGCAGATCTGTTTGATCGGAAGCTGACATCGATTCAGCGAGAAGATATCGAGAGTGTAATTAAAGATCGATTGCAGCAAGTCAAACCCAGCACAGTGAATCGAGACCTGAATCTCATCGGCAATGTTTTTAAGTATGGCCGACGCTGGCGAATGATGAGTCACAATCCCATGACCGACATCAAACGACCAAAAGATCCAGAGGCTCGTAATCGTCGCATCTCAGATACAGAGATAGAGCAACTGTTAGTCGCTTTGAATTACTCCGATGATCTGCCGATCACCAGTCAAAGACAAAAAGTCGCGATAGCATTCTTGGTTGCATTAGAGACAGCAATGCGTCAGGGGGAGCTAGGAAAGGTGAAGTGGTCTGATGTGCATCTTGATGAGCGGTACATTTATTTGCCTCACACAATTACCAAGACCGCGGTATCGCGTAACGTGCCGCTATCAGCCCGGGCAGTAGAGTTGATACAAAGACTCGACCACAACAAAGAAACAATGCTAGGCGTCTCTGCCGGCGTTGTGAGCACAATGTTCAGGAAGGCTGTCGCGGACTGTGGGATCGAAGACCTAACGTTTCACGATAGTCGGCATGAAGCTACAACCAGGCTGGCAGGGAAGCTGCAAGTGTTAGACCTCGCTCGCGTAACCGGGCATCGAGACATTAAGCAACTGATGACCTATTACAACAAAGACGCGCGCGAGCTCGCAGATTTGCTTTAGTTTTTAGCCCAACGCACCACATCGGCTTTAAGCCAGACTGAGCCGGTGCCCCGGGCTTTGGGGAATCCAGGCTGCTTCGCGACTCGTTCTGCAAAATATCGTTTTTTGAAATGTAGATAATCTGCGCACTCTTGTGCATCCCATAACACTTCGTGATCTTTTGGCGCCTTGCTGATTTGATGCGCGATCTTTTCCGCAAGCAGATCGTAATCTATAGCGAGATCCATAGCGCCACCACCATGCTTGTAATGACAGAAGCTATTACAAAGTTTAACAGGCTGCTCTTTTGCGGGAGGTTATCTCCCCATCGTCTTTGCTTAAACATCGTTATCGATCCTTGTTATCGCTTCTTCTTCGCTGAAAGTTTTAAAACCTCTAGCACTCCTAAATTCTTCTTGTTCTGGGCAGTCGCCGGTCTCCAGCTCCATCGCAATCAGTAGCTCTGCGTAGTGAATGATCTTTCTTAGATCGTCCAGGTTGCCGGTGTGTTTGCGCTTCCATCGACACGCATACTTCACGATGCTGCTCTCGGCTGCGCCCAGGCCATTCTTTTGGCAGAAACGAATTGGCTCTATCGCAAAGCCTTTGTAATGATCACCAGAAATTTGGCGGTCGAATGGGTTGCTCATTGTCTTGCTCCTGTTCTTCTAATTCTGTCTCGTCAAAATCGTAGGGTCGCCATTTAGCTCTCACCCAATGATCTGCTGGCTTGCAGAGCCACACTTCTAAGTCAAAACTCTTTTTTCTAACGCACCGCCTGCATAGCGCCGTCTTCTTCTTAATCCAGTGATCGCAACCTGGGCATTTCTTGTAATGCTCTGCCGAATAACTATGGGGCAAGCGCTTCACAGAAGTGCTCACAATCGTTTTTTTTAGTTAGAAAACTTTTAGGCACGGCGTCATGGAAAATCACGCACCAGTTGAAGATCAGGTTCTCGCAATAGCCGCAGGATTGCCTCGGGTACTTAAACTGAATCTTCTCTGCGCTGACTTCTCGTTTAGTCGTTTGACGCTTCATCAACCAAGCCTTCTATGATTGATAAAAGTCGCGACAGCGTTTCTGCAATCTCGTCTTGCTGATTCAAGAAACGATCCATGTCTTCGCCTTCAACTTGTATAAATATTTTGCTCACCCTGTTACTTCCGCATTAAAATTTTCCCGAAACTGATCGACGCCTGGATCGCCGATGGCTTTAACGTCGCGTGCTCGGGCAATCTCTTTCGACGAGTACCCGCCAGGGCCATTAATGAACTCATGACCAGTCAATTTATTTTTATAGGTGACGTGCTCTTCTGTGCCGTCTTGCACCTCGGCCCACGTCTCTAAAAGCTCGGGGATAAACAGGTGCTTGTCGCAGGCAAGTCGTTGATCCTCGACGCTAATATCTTTCTTATGACGAGCGCATGACCATCTCGCATCGCCATCGATCTCTGCTGTCGCGAAAGCACAGGTGCGGCAGCTCAGTGCGGGCGTCTCATAGCCGTGGCAGAGGAAGCTGTGGTCGCAGAATTTGCACTTGTAGAATGAAGGATCGTTGCTAATGCCCTCGGGCGGCCGATC